GGAAAAAGATAAAGAACTGGTAGCTTTAATAGAGAAAGTTATAAACACATTAGTATCACCTTGACAACACTTGACATTGTATAGATAATGTCTATAATGAATGATAAGAATGCCGCAGAGCATCAGGCTTTGCGGTTTTTTGTTTATATGCCATTCAAATCAAAAGCACAATTGAGAAAATTCGGGCAACTTCTGAAAGAGGGCAAAATTTCAAGTGCTACTTTTAAGGAGTGGTTGTCAGCTACTCAAAATGTTAAAAAATTACCAGAAAGAGTCAAAAAATATGGCAAGAAAAAAAGAGGTTAAAGAAGAGGTTAAAAGAAACGATTGCAAACATCAAAACCTCAAACAAATGGGGCAAAAGGTTGTTTGCAATGATTGTGGTGAAATAATCTGAAATAATCAATGGATAACAACATCTTTTCTCAAATAAGGCAAGAAATAAATAACTTTATTTATAACTCCATTGAGATTGTCCCTGGTTGGATGTTCAATCAATATGAGACGATAAAAAAGATAAATCTCTATAGAGCATCGCAGTTTCTTGACAATTCTAAGATTTCAGGCTTGAAAAAGATTTTTATGAACATTCTGAACTTCCGAGCAATGGTTGCCACGAAGTTTTTAGATGTTGATGTTAAAGATTTTCGCTTAATTGAAAAAGACTATAATTCGCAGTTTAAGGTCAAGATTTTTGAGAATGAATTAAAGCAGTGGTTCAAAAATAAAAATTTTTCAAAATTTCTTAATGAATTAGCAGAGGAACTTCCTGTTTTTGGTTCGGTTGTTGTTAAAAAAGTTAAAAACAACATTCAAATTGTAGATTTGAGAAAACTCTTTTTAGATCCTAGCGTTGAAAAAATCCAGGATTCTAACTTCATAACTCAAGTCCATTATTTGACCGAGACTGAATTAAGAAAGAAGGCTGATGTTTGGGATAATGTAGACGTGCTTTTGGCAAGAAAAGAGTTTAAGCAAGAGAAAGAGGCATATGAAAATCAAGGCGAAATTAGAAAAGACGAGGATATATACTACAAGATTTACGAAAGATACGGAGAAGTACCAAAATCTTGGATAACAGGAAAAGCAAAAGATGCAAATGTTTTTGTTAGAAGTCTGTTTATTGTCGCTGATGCTTTTAATGTAGATAAAAAGGGTAATGAGAACGGAGTTATTTTGTTCAAATCTGAATGGAGTAAAGAATATCCATTTAAGGATTGTCATTATTCAAAGATAAAAGGGCGTTGGCTTGGTTTTGGATTGTTTGAGGAATTATCACCAGCTCAAGAGGGGACAAATGAAGTCTTTAATCTCAAACGAGTTTCAATGTCATTGTCTTCAATGCATTTATTTCAACGAGCGGGGACTGGATTTGTGCGTAATTTATTAAGCGATTTAGAAAATGGCGATGTTATCAACACAGGGCAAGCAAGGATAGAACCTATTGTCAATGAAGAGAGGAATTTATCCGCTTTTCAATCGGTAGAACAAAGATGGGATACGATAGCAGATAGACAGAGTTTTTCTTATGATGTCGTTCGTGGCGAAGCTTTACCAGCAACAACACCAGCAACAAATGCCGTTATCCAAAATCAATCGGCAACTTCGGTTTTTGGCTTTAAGAGAGAAAATTTTGTCATCTTTTTGAAAGATGTCGTTAAGGATTATATTCTCCCTCAAGCCAAAGAAGAGCTGATTAAAGAAGGTTTAGTAAGGCTTGCAAGTGATGATTTAGAATATTTTGATAATAAAATAATTGCATTAGGGATTGAGAAATATAAGGCGGATTTTATGGACAAAACAGGGCTGTTACCTAGCGATGATGATGTGAAGATTAAAGAAGACGAATTGAGGAAGGAGATTAAGAAACTTGGCTATGTTAGGTTTCTTTATAAAGATACTGACTTTTATAAAGATATTGATTTTGATTTTGATATTGTCGCAGACAATGAGAATTTTGAGCCGCAGGTCTTAATAAATAACTTGCCGTCTGTTATTCAGTTATTGGAACAAATCCAAAATCCGGTTATGCGAAAGATTGGACTGAAGGTTATATCTCTGCTTGGTTTTGACCCGATACAGATAGAAAAAGAAATAGAGAAATCAATCAGTGTCCAAGCAAAACAGGAAGGAAATTTACCAACGAATATACAAGAAAATACGCAAAACACACAATCGCCAATACCTTCACAAATCCCATCGTCATTAGTTTTAGCTAACTCAACACAATGAGCGAAGAGAAAAAACAAAAATTATTAAAATTCATAAACGACCCCGATTGGAAGTTAATGGAAGAGATAATTGATAGTTATATCGAGCCGTTAAGAGATATAAATACAATCAAATCAGATTTACCCGCAGAAGAAGTCAAAGCAGAAGTCAAGACAAGGCAGAGGTCTTATGCACAATTAAAAGCATTTTTAGAAGATGCCAAAGTCTTGTCTCAAAGGTCGGATAAAAAAGAAATAACTTTTGAATAATGGCACACAATAAATACTGGATACAAAAAGCGATAAAGAAACCAGGGGCATTAAGAAAAACCGCTGGTGTGAAAAAAGGACAGACAATCCCGCTTGAAAAATTAAAGGAATTAGCGAAGGAGGCGGGGAAAACAGGTAAAAGAGCACGATTGGCAATAGTTTTGCGAAAGTTCAATAAAAAATAGTCTTTTGAGGGCTATCAAGACAACCTCATTAAAAACTTGAATAAGTCGGAGTTATCGCTCTCTTAAAAGCGATTGAGTTATAGGGACTCTTAAAAAACTATGGATAATGAAATTGAGAAGGAAAACTCTCAAAACCAAGACAATGAGCTTGAGTCTTTGATAAATAGCTCCGCAGATGAAGAGGCTTCTACTTCGTCTGATGAAGAGGTGCTTACACCTGAAGAGGTGAAGGCATTGAAAGAAGAATTGAAAAAGAAGGACAGCTTAAACAAACAATTAGCTGCCCGTCTCTATAAAATGAAGGAAGCAAAAACAAAGGTCGTTGAATCTCAAGATGATACAGAATTTAAAAAGAAAATTGAGTTTGCCGTCTATCACGGGAAAGATTTGACTAAAGAAGAGATGGAAGAGGTTTTTGCTTATGCAAAAGCTAAAAACATTTCTTACGATGATGCATTAAAATCTCCTGTGATATCTACTTATCTTGAAAAATCAAGAGAGCAGAGAAAAGCCGAGCAAGCTCAAGTGGATGTTGAATCTGGTAAATCCGATGTTGAACGGAAATATACATCAGAACAACTTCGTTCTATGTCTCTTGAGGAATTAAAAAAGATTATCCCGAAATAGAGATGGTTTTTTGACAATGACTATCTCTTATAGGGGATAGTCTACAGATATGGCTTCGTTAACTACAAACCTATCCAACCTGATGCAGACCTATTATGATAGGGTCTTTTTGGAAAGAGCCAAAGCGGAATTAGTTCACGATGTAGGAGCACAAAGAAGAACTATCCCAATGAATAGTGGTAAAACTATCGTTTGGAATAGATTTTCTCCTCTTGCAGTCGTAACTACTCCGATTACTGAATCTGACTTTATCCCATCTGCTGTTGATATGACTACAACTCAAGTGTCAGCTACATTGGCTGATTACGGAAACTGGACAAAGGTTTCTGGGTTGTTTAAGCTCACCTCTCTTGATGAGAACCTTCAAGAGCACGCTGAAGTCCACGGGCAGAATGCTGGAGAAAGTTTGGATGCTCTTATCCGTGAAGAACTATTTACTGGTGCATCTGTACAGTTGGCTAACAACAAATCAAACATCACAGCTCTTGCCGCAACTGATATACTTACTGGTGCAGAAATCCGTAAAGCTGTACGAACACTTAAATCAAACAAGGCGAAGAGGTTTGACAATGGCTACTTTTATGGCATTGTACAGCCTTCAACTGCGTATGATTTGATGGGCAACACTGAATGGTTGGATGCTTACCGTTATACCAACACTGAAAACATTCAAGCTGGTTTGCTTGGTAGATTGCACGGAGTTGAATTTTACGAGACAAATCAAGGTAAGAGTGAATCTTCAAACACGACTGTGTATAGCAACTTCATATTTGGTAAGAATGCTTACGGTACAGTTAATTTGGAGGGTCAACCTGATTCTCGTATTTATGTGAAACAACCTGGTCCAAATTCTACCGATAATCCTCTTGATACTTTCAGCACAGTTGGCTGGAGAGCGAGATTTGCTACAAAAGTCCTGAATGGGAGCTGGGTAGTGAATGTGAAGACTGGTGCTACTGCATAAGTAGTGTAGTCTTGAGTCCATCGGACGGGAAAGTCTCTGCGAACCCGCCCGATGGTGCAGAGGCCTCAAGAACTATAAAAACTATTTCTCTTTAGAAAATTAAAGTAAAATTATGAAAGTAATACCTGATTTTGAAAATGAATTAAAAAAGATTAGTTCGGAGCTTAATATTAAAGTAAA